GAGAATTGCTCTCGTGCCTCAATATAACTACACTCTGCCTTGGTTTTACAAAAATAAAGTATGTCTCTGCGAAATTTATCTGTGCCTAACTTTGCTACGTCTGACGACAATTGATCGTTGGATCCATAATAATCCTTCCAATCACTTTCTACTTTGCCTCTAATACGTTTTTTTCTCTTGTTGCCATTTTTTAACTTCACTACTCGCACAGTGGTCTTGGCAAACTTAGCCAGTTTTTTGCCTATGTATTTTCTGTTGTTGGTAAGATTGGTTATGATATAAACAAAGCCTATATATTCTTCTGCTATTTCTTCTACTAGTTCGTTGTTATAATACCAAGACATCTACTATGTAGCAGAATCTTGGTCAGGTGCCTTGGGTTTTTGGGGTTGTCCTCTGGGTTTATAGTTTTCGCTTGCTCTTCTTTGCCTAAATTTATAACTGTGTAATAATTCTTTTTTCATTTGATACGTAAGTTGTTTTATATTCTCCAAATTTATTCTACATCTGCGAGCACTAGCCATAGTTCGTTCAACTGCAAACTGTTGATAGTTTGTAAAATATATCCTAAACTCACGCATTAATTTTTCGTGCAGGTCCTCCATTACTCTGCAAACTCCAAATCATTTGCATAACTGGTAAAGCCATTTTCTTTTACAACTTTAAGAACGTTATTAACACGACCTACAAGTTCATCTTTATGACTGATCAAGTAGATATTTTTATTTCTTTCTCTACCCATTTTTTTCAATAAGGCTAGCGCATTTTCTACACCAGCAGCATCTAGACCATTGTCGATGAGTTCATCAATAAACAAGAGATTAATATTTTGATAAAGGCTTTCCCACACGTCTCGGAAACTCCAACTTAAACCAAGTATTAATCTATTACGTTCACCACGACTTAGGTTGTCAAAGTCCAGTTCTTGTCCTAGTTGCATAATCTCTACGTTAAGATCATTTAAGAAACTAACCTGATGCGGTAATCCTAGCCTATCTAGATAGTAGGTCAATCTGTTATTAAGGTAAGCAAGGTTCTGATCAATGATCTTTTTACGGATAAAACTGTCCTTGTTGGTTAGTAGTTTAAGTAAAAACTCCTGGTGATCCTTGGTTAGGGTGAGTTCATTAACCGTGTCCCAACTGATTTCTTGTAGAGCAGTGCTGCGAAGTTCATCTATTTGTTCTTGGTAAGGGTCGATTTCTTCACTGCGTTTGATTAAGGCTGCTTCTAATATATTAAGATTGTTTTGATGTTTGAGTGCCTCTTCAAGAGTGTCATAATATGTAATAGGTCTGCCATTAATGTCGCCTATCTCATCTAATTCAGCAACTACTCGTGATAATTTTTCATCTACACTATCTAGATAACGTGCTGCTTCACTGAGGTTACGCTGGGCTTCTGCTTTCATTTCACTGTGCATATGATCATCGTGAAGTCCTCTTTTACATTCAGGGCATTTATGCGCAGCCAGTTGTTCTAAACTTTTAACAAACTGTTTATGATTTTTCTCGGCCTGTCCCACCGCAGTTTCTAAAGTAGCACGTTCTTTGTTAAGACTTGTAATACGTGCTGACAATGTGATATAGGATTCTAGTTTGCTGTGCTGAACTAGTTCGTTATCAATGTCAACATTCTTTAATTCTAGTATGCTGGCAGCAATTTTTTCTAGATCTATGTCCTGCTGTCTACGCCAAGCACTTTGTTTTGTGGTAAGCCCTGCGATACTTACTTCAATTTTTTCATTGCTACGTTTGATAGCCTCAATGTTAGCAGTTTCTTGTTGTATGTTGTCTTTGGTTAGACGAATTTGTTCTTTAAGACTTTCTGCTTTTTCACTTAGTATGGTAATACCTAACAGTTGTTCAATGATTTCTCGTTGTTCGTTGGCTCTAAGGCTAAGAAAAGGCTGTGTATAGGTGTTCAGTGCCACAACATGTTGAAACATTGTATGGCTCATACCTAGTAATTCATCAATGTCTTTTTGGGTTTCACGCATATCACCTTGAGCATCATCGGTTTCTTCTATGCTCTTTTCAGTGTCATTGACGAAAAATCTCATCACTGTAGGCTTGCGACCACGTTCTACTCTATATTTGTTACCTGACTTTTCAAAAGTTAGTGTAACTAACATATTTTTGTTATTAATTTTATTGATAAGGTTATCTTTTTTGATACTAGTGAGGGCTTGGCCGTAGAGCGCATAACTTAGAGCATTGACGATTGTGGTTTTTCCTGTGCCATTACGGCTACCTGAATCATCACCTCCCTGGTCTAAATTTTCGCCTAATACTAAAGTTAATTGCTCTCGGCCAAAATCGACAGCCTGGGTTTGATTACCCACGCTCATAAAATTTTTAACAGTTAATTCTTTTAAACGAATCATAAGTTGTTGTATATTTCTAGTAATCTCTTTTTATCAATATTATTACTTTCAATTCCAAGTAATTGATTGATAACAATTTCATCAACACTTTCAAAAGCCTTAATGTCAATGTTGGTTTCTATTTCTAATTCTTTCTTTTCTGGGATTAGTGTAAGTTCTCTAATTTCATAGTTAGAGTAAAAGTTTTCTTTGATAAAGTTTGCTTCCTCGTAACTGATATCGATGTCAATGGATACTCTTAGATGCATTTTAGGTCGGATAATTTTATCAGCATCGTCAATAAGTTGGCTTAGTTTCACAGTTCTGAATGTAGGTTGGTCCATCCAAGCAATATGCCAAGGATCTTCTCCCCATGTCATTACTGTCATTCCTCGCTCATCGTCCCAACTGTCCGAGTAGTTATGGGGGAATGCGTTTCCAATGTACATCATATTTTGTTTGTTTTGTCGTTTATGGAAGTGTCCACTAAAGCCACGTTCGTATTGTTTAAAATGTTCTAATTGTATTTCTCCATGATCAGGCATTTGAACCATGGCATTCATATAGAACAAAGGCAGTTCGAAGTGCCCAAAGATGTATTGTGCTTTATTGTTTTGTATTTTACGCCACTCATCACCTACTAGCCAAGGACACATAGTTACATTATCTATGGTCATAGGCTTGTCTACAATGGTTATACCTGGTACATACTTACCAAACTCTACGCTATGAATGTCTCGTTTGTCTTTATAGTATAAATCGTGATTGCCTGGAAAAAAGAAAAACTGATCAAATGCTTTTCCGAGTTTTTCTAACGCTCTAAGGCTATAATCCATAGTAGTAATATTAAGGCTATTACGATTATGATGCCAATCACCAAGAAACATTCCAGTATCACATCCATGAAATTTCGCCTGTTCAATGTACCAATCAACAAAATCTAGGCAATCCTGATTATGTGTATGACTGTTTGATTTTAAACCAAAATGTATGTCTGTAAATAGTGCTACTTTATCGAATAGATTACTCATCTAGCCTCCGTTGACCTATTATAACTGATATAAATTTTAAGGTCAATCTTCATTATACTCATATCGTTTCAATGCTGCTGCGTGTTCACCTTCACTAGTTCTGCTATAACTTGGGTTCATGCCGTTCATTTCTAGTAGGTCATCACGTATAACTTGGTTACGTTTTTCTATATTGATAATTCTTACAAAGCTATTAGTCACAGCCGCTGTAAAGTAAGCAAACGGATTATTTGACTTGCTTTCATCGAACTGTAGACCAATTTGTGTAAGTTGAAGTATAGCCTGGCCTTTCATTTCATCGTTATAAGTATATCCTCTTACATTACCACGAGTAGCATAACGTTCACATAATTTGATGTACATTCGAGCTAGGTTGTTAGTGATTTGACCATGCTCTTTGTTAAATTTTCCTTTTTCAACACTTCCCTTCCAGTGACTTTTTCCAACACAGGTCAGAATATCCTCGTCGTTAAATTTCCAGTGCTGGAACGGAGGAAAGTTAACTTTGTCTCGTCCATCTGCTTCTGTTTTAGGATTCTTTTTTCTAGTAGCGTTAACCGGAATATGTTCGTATGTCATAATCCTAAATACTAAATCTGTTTTGGGAATTTTTTTGTAATCAACTTCGCAGTCGGCCTGTTTTATTTTCTCTCCAGCCATTTTACGTTGTTCAAATTCAAGTTGACCTAATCTTTTAGCACGATTTCGTTTGGCTTCTGCAATTGTTCTGATGTTTATGCGATCTATTGTAGGAAGTATTATATCGTATTGATGATATTCTTTTTGAGTAAATGAGCAGTAAGTATTTTTGCTTTTATGGATTTCATCAAGTAAATCTTTATTATTAAGATAGTTAATTTTTGTCATATAAATCCTTTCTCTTATTATAAACTACGCAGTTAATTTTGTCAACTAAATAATTTAAGGAGTTTTTTATGGGTTTGTTCGATAAAGTAGGCAGTGTTTTGAACACTGTAGGTACTGTAGCCAATACTCTAGGATCTGGGTTTGGAGGACAAAACAGTACTTTAGGCAAATTAGCAGGGGCACTTAATAATTTATCTAATCCTGTAGGTATGATTAGTGCATTACGAAGTATGAATGTGCCAAATGCTGCCAATCCAAGTTATAAAAGTTCAGTTGGTAATGTACAAATGGGCGGCGATGCAGAGGAAAATGATTGGAGAGTAAGGTTAAGCATTCCGCAAAACTATGATTTTAGACAAAGTCCAGTGCTACAGCCTTTGGTTAATGCAGGCGGATTAGTTTTTCCTTATACACCAACAATTGCAATATCCGGTACCGCTTCTTATGATACTACCCCTATTACTCATCAGAATTATGCCTATTTTAACTATGTAAATTCGACTGCTAGCAGTATTTCTATAACAGGTCCGTTTAATGTAGAGGATGCTATACAAGCACAATATTGGATTGCTGTTATTCATTACCTCAGAAGTGTAACAAAAATGTTTACAGGTGATAGCATTGATGCAGGAAATCCTCCACCTATGGTTTATCTTAATGCTTATGGAGATTATGTTTTTAAAAATGTGCCTGTTATTATAACTAGTTTTCAATGTGAATTGCCCCAAGATGTTGCTTATATTGCAACAACAGTAGGAACTAGTGGTCCAACATCAGGATTTGGAGCAGCCAGCGGAGGAAAAGGACAAACCGTTGAAAATGCTGCAAATATGATGGGGGCTCTGGGGGGCGTAGCAGGATTCTTAGGAAAAAGTAAAGCGGCTGGATCACTTGGTGCAGCATCTGGAGCACTTAATTTAGTAAATGGTGTTAGTAATATGTTACAAGGATCTACTGGTGGTGGCAGTGCTCCTTTTAGCACAGGAGGTAAAACTCATGTTCCAGTTAAAAGTCAAATTACTGTAGCCTGTCAACCAGTTTGGAGTAGACAAAAAGTTCGCAGATTTAATTTAGACGAGTTTGTTCAAGGCAAGTATGTTGACAGTAAACCAGGATATCTATAATGGCAGAATATAAAGATAATAGCCCGTGGCATAGAACCCCTATTGTTAATAACTATCTTAGTTATTTTAGAATTAGGCCAATTAAAGCAGAGGCCGACGATCCTGTTTATAAAATTGAAGCACAGTATACACATAGACCCGATCTTTTGGCCTATGATATCTATCATGATGCTAAATTATGGTGGGTATTTGCGCAACGCAATATGGATGTTATCACAGATCCTATATATGATTTTATTCCAGGTGTTGAAATATATTTGCCTAAAAAAGTTAATATAAAAGAAAGTTTAGGAATATAATGAGTCTTCTTAATACTGCTCTTAATGTTGCCAATACATTAAACTCTAGTAACAGAAATGTTTTATCAAATGTTACGCAGGTTACTAGTGGATTTACTGCGGTTGCTAACAACATGGCTAACAATCTTAAACAAATGGCACAATTAGGACAAACAAATTTAGGGTTATCTAATGCGCTTAAAGCAGGTTTTGATCCAAAGACTGGAGCGGGAGAGTTTGGTAGTAAACTTTTTCCTGGTCTAAATCGTAATTCTTCTCAAGGCTTTACACTACCAGAAGTAAAAGCGTCTGACAAAGGTATTTTAGAAAATGAATTATTTGATTATAGTATCTATAATTACCATTTTACGTTGAGCGTTTTAAGTAAAGGTCAGTATAATAATTATACTTATGTAGGAGGAGATCTTGGACAAGTTATACTATCTAGTGCAGGAGCAGTAAAAGAAGATGAGTTAGTACAAACTGCTTCCGGGAAATTAGACTATCATATTGAAAATTTAAGAATTACTAGTGTGGCAGGGTTAAATGAAAGCACTGGTAATACTAATGCTTTAAATTTAAGTTTTCAAATTATTGAGCCATACAGTATGGGATTATTTTTCCAAGCGTTGCAGGTCGCAGCCTTAAAACAAGGATATATGAACTATGCAGATGTTCCTATTTTATTAACAATAAAATTTACAGGGCATCATGACCCAGATAATCTAAACATTGAATCTAGAATTAGTAGAAAATATATACCATTGAAGATTCGCGAAATACAAATGAATGTTAGTAACAAAGGATGTACCTACGATGTAGAAGCATATCCTTATAACGAAGTTGGATTTAGTGATGCTTATGTTCAAGTTAAAACAGATACACAAATTATTTGTGATGAAAATGTTCCTAAAACAGTGGAACAATTATTAAGAAAAAGTGAAAAAAGTCTAAAGCATGTTATTAACCAATGGTACAAAGAACGAGTTAAACAGAATACTACAAAATTTTATGATGAAATAGATATTGTGTTTCCAGACGAGTCAAGAAATGACGAAAGTCTTAATAAAATGGGTGCAAGTAATCTTGGATTTAGTAATTATAACACAGGGAGCAATGGTTTTGCAGAAGATAATTTTGTCTATGAAAATGGAGTCTATAAACGAGGCAAAATGAAAATAAATCCTAGCAACGGTGTATTCACATTTGATCAAGGTCAACTAGTAACTGATATTATTAATCAAGTTATTTTAACCAGTGAATATCCTAAGTATGCTTTAAAAAATTGGACTCCACAAGGACAAATTAGATGGTGGAGGATTGATGTAAAACATTATTTTAAAGGAACCGAAGATCCTGTAACTGGTTATTGTCCAAAGAAAACTGTATACAGAATAGAAGAATATCTTGTAGATGCTCAAAAATTTACTAATGTTAACACAAAAAATCCAGGTGTAGAAAATAAGTGGAGGGAAGTAGTAAAACAATATTTTTACATTTATACAGGGCAGAATTTGGATGTTTTAGATTTAAGATTAGAATTTAAAACAGGTTTTTATAAAGCATTGACAGCAGATCAAGGAAAACTTAGCGAAGGTCAGCAAACGGCTCAAGCATATGGCGGAAGCAATCAAGAGCACATAGGCAAAGAAGATGCTAAAACTCCAGAAGGTACAACTAAGGTAGAAAAAGTTCCTAGTCAAGCAGGGCTTAATGTACTTAAAACAAGAACGGCAGGAAAAGGTAGTGCATTTCAGCAAGATGATCCTGTTACACTTGCAGCAAGACAGTTTCATGACTTAGTAACTACAGGATATGACATGTTAAATTTAAACATGACCATATTAGGTGATCCTTTTTACATTGTAAGCAGTGGCACAGGAAATTATAGATCCAGTCATACTGCTAGGCAAAGTGTAAATGGTGATAGAGAAATGGATTATGAAAGTGGAGAAGTATATATTGCTGTGTATTTCAGAACACCGGTTGATCAAAATCCAAGTAATAGGACTAACGCTAATTGGGATGGTATGTATGATTTTGGACCTCCTGATAGCCAATTTCAGTTTAGCGGTTTGTTTAGAGTATTAAACATTAATAGTATATTTTCCAAAGGTAAATTTACACAAGAACTTACACTAATTAGAGTACCCGATCAAGATAACAAAGGTGCAGAAGGAAAATTACTTCAGTCTAAGAATGATGCTCCTGGTGATGATCAACAAGGTCCAGAGCAATTAACTGAACTAGAGGAAGCAGATTTATCGGAAATTGGATTAAGTGAAGGTGCTCCAGAATGGCAAGGATCATTAGAGGCAACGTATGAACAAGAAGAATATGCAAGTGAATTAGGAGATACAGATCTATGAGTGAAGATAATAGAAGTAGTCCTAATGCACAAGTGTCAGACGGCTCTCCCTGCTTAGCCAGGGTAGTCAGTGTAGTAGATCAGACTTATAACGGAATTTTAGAAGTACAGTTAATGCGTGAAGTAGGAGGAAACGAGAAAAGTGGTGCGCAAATAAGACAAGTAAAATATTTAAGTCCATTTTACGGAGTCACAAAATATGACTTTATGGGAAATAGTCCGGATACTCATAATGAAACACAAAAGAGTTATGGCTTTTGGATGATTCCTCCAGATGTAGGGTCTTATGTCGTTGTAATTTTTTTAAATGGCGATGAAAAGAAAGGTTACTGGATAGGTGCTCCTGTTATGGAGCAAAATATGAATTTTAGCACACCGGGTTTCGCTGCCACTGAATATATTGTAGATGAGAGTCGAGAAACTGACAGAGAAAAAACTAGAGTTCCAGGTACTGAATATAACAAAAAAATTCACGAAGGCAATGAAGATGGAACTAAAAAACTTAAGCCAGAGCATCCTTTTGCAAAGTTTTTAGAAAAGCAAGGGCTATTAAAAGATGATACTAGAGGTATCACTACAAGTAGTGCTCGTAGAGAAGTTCCTAGCATGGTATTTGGAATTAGCACTCCAGGACCTACAGATAAATCAGGTAAGACAGGCAAAGTTGGCAAAGCAGAAAGTGAGATTAATAATGCCTTTGTCAGTAGATTAGGTGGAAGTAGTTTTGTCATGGACGACGGAGATGATAAATGGGAACGTGCTGTTCATCCATCTGAAGGTCCGCCTGACTATAAAAATGTAGAAGAAGGGGAAACGGGTTTAAGGGATAGACCACATAATGAGTTGTTTAGGTTAAGAACAAGAACCGGCCATCAGATTTTGATGCATAACAGTGAGGATTTAATTTACATTTGTAACAGTAGGGGTACTGCTTGGATCGAATTGACCAGTGATGGCAAGATAGACGTTTTTGCAGAAGATAGCATAAGCATAAGAACTAAACAAGATTTTAATTTTATTTGTGATAGAGATTTTAATTTAGAAGTTTTTCAAAACTTTAATATCAAAGTACATGGCGAAATGCATACACATGTCTTAAAAGATCAAGTTTTAATTGTAGATAAAGATCAAAAAATTCATATTCGTGCCAGAAAAGATGAAACAATCGAAGAAGAGTATCGTCAAACTGTTAATGATCATGTAAAAAAATATTATGCCACAGATTACACTCATAATATTGATGGAAGAATGGACTGGCGTGTGGCCAAAGGCGTAAGTTTTACAGCAGGGCAAGGAGCATCTGGGGCTCAGTTTGCTCCTTTTACTCCTAGAGAAGATGATCCGGGTAATCCAGTAGCTAATGATGGAGATATTACTACTCCTGTGGAAGATGTTAACGGGGCAACACCTGATAGAGTTGATGTAATTATTAATAAAGATATGCGTATATGGCATATTAATGGCCACAATGTTGATCACCATATTACAGGATATGTTAAAACACAAGTAGATGGAGATTATGATCTAAAGACAGAAAGCACATACGAGCACACTAATCAAGGAGGTATGGACATTAGGGTTGAAGGTGGACATTATCAGCTGTTCAGTCAAAGCGAAATGAACATTCATACAAACAGCACTCTTAAGGTTCATTCTGATAGCAATATGGATGTTCATACTCCTGCTAACTATACACTATTTTCTGGTGCTAACATGGATATGAAAGCCGGTGGACATGTTTATACAACTAGCGGTGGCACGAACGAAACAAAAGCTGGCGGTAATATAATTGAAACTGCTCCGCAAATTCATATGAATGGCCCAGGGGCAGCTACTGCTGCCACTGCCGCAGAAGCACCTGAAGCAACACCAGCAGAGCCACCAGAGCACCCTGAAGAAGCAAGAATTAGTGCTAAAGGAACTTTGTTTTGCGAACTTAAAACTATATCGATGCCTGAGATACCAAGCCAAGATGCCTGGGAGAGTTTAACTACGAGAGATGTGATTATGCGTCGTATGCCTACTCCTGAGCCATATCCTCATCATGAGCATCTTGATCCTGAACTTGTTAAGCCAGAACCTACACAGCGTGATCATTATGATCCTAGGGGAACTTCTGCCCCATTTAGGTACAAAGGCGCTGATGAAAAAGAAGTTGCTAGCCATTGGAGAAAATATACAACAAGTATTGATACTTTTAAACGTAATCCTCCAGTTGAAGCAGCCTCTGATGATGAAGGGAGTTGGGGTTAAATGACAGCCAGTAATAAACTTTATGATAAGATAGTATTGACAAATGCTAAGACAAAAAGTCTTCCTGGAAGTAAAACTTATAGAGGATTTAGCACAGTAAGTGAAGATGCTGCTAGTTTTAGTCTATATGACCTTCAGCTGATCAAACAGGACTTAATTAATAATTTTCATATTCGAATGGGCGAAAGGTTAGAACGTCCTGATTTTGGAACGATTATTTGGGATATTTTATTTGAACCTTTAACAGATGGGCTTAAGGATGTAATTGTTAAAAATGTTGAAAGTATTATTAATTATGATCCTAGAACACGAGCCGAGCAAGTCATTGTAACAAGTTATGAATATGGTATACAGATTGAATGTGTTCTTACGTATTATCCATATAATATACAAGAAGCATTACAGTTAAGATTTGATCAAAATAATGGTATTGTTATAGGTTAACTGTGTAGTTTATACTTAAAATAAATATAAAAAACTGGAATAAACATGTCAATAACTGATAGACAAAATAGATTATTAGTGGCCGAAGATTGGCGTAGAATATATCAAAGTTTCCGAAATGCAGATTTCCAAAGCTATGATTTTGAGAACCTGCGTCGGGTAATGATAGCCTATATAAGGGAAAATTTTCCTGAAGATTTTAATGATTACATAGAAAGTAGTGAATATCTAGCACTTATAGACCTTATCGCTTTTTTAGGACAAAGTATAGCCTATAGAGTGGATCTTAACAGTAGAGATAATTTTTTAGAATTAGCAGAGCGAAGAGAAAGTGTTTTAAGACTTGCAAGATTATTGAGTTATAACGTAAAAAGAAATATTCCTGGTAGCGGAGTATTAAAAATTACAAGTGTTCAAACTAGTCAAAATATTTTAGATAGCAATAATCGTAATTTAGTAGGGCAAGTAATTACTTGGAATGACCCAAGTAATTTAAATTGGTATGACCAGTTTATCAAAGTTATTAACGCTGCCTTACCTGCTACTAGGCAATTTGGTAGCCCAGAAGATAAAAAAACAGTTTATGGTATCCCTACAGAGCAGTATAGATTTCAAAGCACAAATCTAGATGTTCCTATTTTTAGTTTCGATAAAAACATAGATGGAAGATCTATGAGTTTTGAAATTGTTAGTTCTTCTTTTAAAGACTCGGATGAAATCTATGAAGAGCCTCCTTCTTTAGGTAATCGATTCGCATTTTTGTATAGGAATGATGGCAAAGGAAACGCAAGCTCAAATACTGGATTTTTTATGTTGTTTAAGCAAGGGCAACTTAACCAAGGCACATTTACATTTAGCCAACCTGCTCCTAATGAAACTTTAGATATAGATGCTAACAACATTAATGATACTGATGTATGGTTGTATAAATTAGCTCAAAATGGCGCCGAAGTAGAATATTGGAAAAAGTTAAGTAGCCTAGAAGGTAATAATGTTATCTATAATAGTTTAGAAAAATCAATTAGAAATTTCTATAGTGTGCTTACTCGAGTTGGAGATAGAGTCACTTTACAATTTAGTGACGGTGTTTTCGGAAACATTCCATTGGGAACTTTTAGAGTTTATTATAGAACTAGTGAGGGTGTTTCTTATATTATTAATCCTAGGGATATGAGAAATATCAGTATCGAGATTCCTTATATTAGCAATTTTAACAAACCAGAAACAATTATCTTAAGTTTAAGCCTTGTTACAAGTGTTAACAATAGTACTGAAACAGAGAGTTCTAATGATGTAAAGCAAAAAGCACCTAGCACGTATTATACTCAAAATAGAATGATTACTGCTGAGGATTATAATATTAGTCCCTTTAGTGTAAGTCAGCAGGTCATGAAGGTTAAAGCTGTTAATAGATCTAGTAGTGGAATTAGTAGATATTTTGACTTAGTTGATCCTACTGGAAAATATAGTAAGACAAATTTGTTTGCTGATGATGGAGTTTTGTATAAAGAAGAATACGTAGATAATTTTCAATTTAAGTTTGATACTAAAACAGATATAGAGTCTGTAATATATAATCAGTTATATGACTTTATGAGTAAAACTTCTTTAAGAGATTATTATTATAGTAAGTTCACAAAAATATTAACAGATGATTTAAATGTATCTTGGAGATCAGTTACATCTGAAACTAATTTGTCTACTGGGTTTTTAAGAAATAACGCAACACCATTAATTGCTAGTAAATTGGGGACTTATACAACAACTCTTTTAAAATCAGTTTTGCCCGGAAGTATTCTTAAATTTACTGCTCCTGATGGATATTATTTTAATACTAAAGAGAATAATTCTCTTATCAGTTCAAATGGTTATGGTACAACAAAAAATATTTACTGTAAAGTAATACATGTTATGGGAGATGGAACTAATGGAGGTACAGGGTTATTGTCTGACGGAACGGGAACAGTTAAGTTAAATGATATCGTTCCTACGAATAGTATCCTATCATCAATAGTAGCACCATTTAAAAAGACACTGAATCAAAATGTTATTAGTTCTATTATAGAACTAATATACGCTCATAAGCCATTCGGGTTAAGATTTGATTTACTTACAAATAGTTGGCAAATAATATATGAAGTGAATTTAAATTTAGCAGATAAGTTTAGTTTAGGCCAAACAGGGGATACTACAAATCAAAAATTAGATAGTAGTTGGTTAATTAGTTTTTTAACAGATACCGAATATTATACTGTTAGTTTTAGATTGTTAAGATATATTTTTGAAAGTGACAAGCAGATAAGATTTTATTTTGACAGTAGTGATAAGATTTATGATACTAGAACTAATACCGTTGAAAAAGATAAAATTAAAGTTTTAAATGTAAATCTAAATTATGCAGATACATTTGAAACTACTACAAATGTCTACGAGAGTTTAAAATATTTTACCATTGATTATGATTGGGAAATAGTAGAAGAGTATCGGGGATTAGATGGTTATGTAGATACTAAAAAAATACAGGTAAGTTTTGCTGATTCCGATGATGACAGTGTAGTTGATAATCCAGAGATCTTTGACGTACTTACATCTTATTATCAAAGTACAATGCAAGATCTTTATGTAATACAGGAATTATATCAAATAGATGATCAGCAAGAAGATTATAGATATGTTGATAATACAAATGAATTGGTATTAATAAAAAGCTCGGAGTCGGTCTTGACAGATTTGAGTATATTTGACGATGGTCAATATTTTTATTTTATAGATAAGGATGTTGTTAAAAAATTTAATAAATCTACTTCAGACTTAATTGTGAGTTTAGATTATAGATGTTTTTTAGGTAGGGATAAGATAAAATTTCAATACATCCATAATGCAGATTATGAATCGAGAATTGATCCAGGATTGACTAATTTAATTGATATTTTTGTTTTAACCAAACAATATGACAAACAGTTTAGAGAATTTTTAGACGGTACAAGAACTATTATGCCTTTACCACCTAGCACTGATAGTTTGTATAATTTATTGTCTACAGAGTTAAACAAGATTAAAACAATCAGCGATGAAATAATTTATCACCCAGCAAGATACAAAATTTTGTTTGGCGCAAGTGCAAGTATAGATCTTCAGGCTACCTTTAAAGTAGTAAAAAATTCTGAAATTGTTATAAGTGATAATGATGTTAAAAGTAAAGTTGTAAGTGCTATTAATGAATTTTTTGCTATTGATAACTGGGATTTCGGAGATAATTTTTATTTTACAGAATTGTCTACATATGTGATGAATAAATTAGCAACCAATATAGTTAACTTCTTGATAGTTCCCAAGAAGCCAGGTTTAAGTTTTGGAAGTTTGTTAGAAATTAGAGCCGAAAAAGATCAAATTTTTGTCAATGGTGCTACTATTGATGATATTGAAATAATAAGTTCTGTAACTGCTAGTAGAATTAAATCCATAGGAAATATTTCTTATACACCAGGTTATACAGTCCAACAAACAATTATTAGCGCAGGAAATGAATAATGTCATTAGATAATGAGTCACCAATTCCTATTTCAAATTCTACTAATAGAAAAAGTGCAGATTTGCTTCCTAGATTTTATAGAACTGATGCAAACAAGAAGTTTTTGTTTTCTACTTTAGATCAATTAATTCGTCCTGGAACAGTCAAAAAAGTAAGCGGCTACATTGGAAGAAATAATGCAAAAAGTGTACAACCTGATGATATTTTTATAAATGCTGCTAATAAAATAAGACAAGATTATCAACTGGAGCCTGCTGCCGTTATACAGGATAGATTTGGAAATATAGATTTTTTCAAGGATTATATTGACCATATAGGACACATTAATGTACTAAATGGAAATACAGATAATCATTCTAGATTGAATAGACAAGAATTTTATAGTTGGAATCCTCACATTAACTGGGATAAGTTTGTTAATTTCCAGCAATATTATTGGCTTCCTTATGGACCCGACCCTATTGATATTGCAGGGCAACAACTTGCTATTGATAGCACTTACACTGTGATATTAGAAGACCAAGGTGATAGTTTTGCATATCTTTTTACTCCTGATGGTTTAACTAGGAATCCTACAATAACTTTGTATAGAGGGCAAACTTATAGGTTTGATATTAACAGCCCTGAGCATCCTTTTAGTATTAAGAATTTGCGTAGTTTAGGATTTTTAGACAGATATACAAATAATACTAATATTGTTAATCAAAATGCAGTAACTAGCGGCCAGGTAATTTTTAATGTTCCTCCTAATGCTCCGGATGTATTATATTACGTTAGCGAGGTAGATCCTAATGTAGGAGGATCAATTGTTATTAAAGATATCGAAGAAAATACTTTTTTAGATGTAGAAAAAGACATTATAGGTAAGAAGAATTATGTATTACCTAACGGGCTAAGTTTATCCAATGGTATGAAACTTAATTTTATCGGTAATACTAGTCCTTCAATGTACAAAGATGGTTTTTGGTTGGTTGAAGGTGTAGGAGAAGCCATAAGTTTAATAAATGCAAATGATTTAGAAATAGTTGGGACTTATACTCAGGAAGATGCTTTGCTATTTGATGATGATCCATTTGATGCAGTTCCTTTTAGTACACGTACCACTTATCCAAAAAATAAAGATTATATTGTTGTTAATAGATCAAGCAAAGATAAAAATCCATGGAGTAGAGTAAATCGTTGGTTTCATCAAGACGTGGTTAGAAAAACAGCAGAACTTAGGGGAGACGACTTTAGTTTAGATCAAAATTTAAGAGCAACAAGACCGATTATAGAGTTTAACGCCAATTTAAAATTATATAATTTTGGTCATGTTAATAAAAAAAATGTTGATGTAATTGACAATTATACAACTGATGTATTCAGTACTATTGAAGGAAGTTTAGGTTATAATATCGATGGAATTGATCTTGCAGATGGTATGCGTGTTTTATTTACAGCAGACCCTGATAGGTTAGTTAACGGTAAGATTTTTCAAGTTAAATTCCTAAATTTAACAGTTCCAGGTCGTAAATTAAATTTTAGTGCCTTAGCACCGAGTGATTCTGCTGGCAGTGTAAACATTGCGACAGATACTATTAAATGTGATACTGATCATAGATTAATAAATGGTGATAGAGTTATATACCTAAGTAATGGTAACATTCAATTGCAAGGTCTAATTCATAGACAAATCTATTATGTGAAAATTATAGATCAACAAACCTTGCAACTTTATACAGATAGTCTCTTACAAAATGTGGTAGATATTTTAGCCACTGGTGACAGTATCCATAGTTTAGAAGTTTTTAGCGGTTATCGTCGTCAGATTAATCTTGTTGAAACAGAAGATAGTGTTCCTTTATTGAATGAAACTGTTTTAGTGAATAAAGGAATGAAAGAGTCTATAAAGTTTATTCAAAACGGTAAAAGTTATTCGGTTACCGGAAATCAAGGATTGATGTATTGGTACAACGGATCCAACTGGCTGTTGGGCCAAGTAAAATTTGATGTGAATCAACCACTTTATTTTGATGTATTTGATAAAGATGAAAATAGTTACGGAGATTCCTCAATATATGATGGTTCTAGCTTTAAAGGAACCAAGTTGTTTTCGTATAAGGTAGGCACAGGGTCAGCTGATTCGGAATTAGGATTTAGTTTAAGTTATAGAAATATTAATAATGTTGGCGACATTGTTTTCAATTTTGATTTATTAAACGATACATTTAGTTATAAAAATATTACAAATGTTATAAACAAAAAATTAAATGTAGGGTATTTAAAAATTATAAAATCGTTAGATACCTACGAGTATGTAAATGGGTGGGTTAAAAGTAAAGTATTTGATAGTCAGCCTGTAGTTAGAGTTTTTAAGAATGAATTTACTGAACAAGTGTTAAATGGTGTTAAAACACAAGTTCGTATAGTTAACAATTTCCCCATAGATACCTTTGATGAAAATATTGACTTGTCTGATTTAAAGGTTAAGGTTTATATAAATGGTAAAAAAGTTTTATCTTCAGAATTTTCAGTCATAGATGGTGTGGTTAGAAAAGAGGTAGTGTTAAAAAACGATGCGAAAATTACTGATGTTGTAACCTTAAAATTATTTTCTAAGCAACCTAAAAATCAAAATGGTCATTATGAAATACCATTGAATTTACAAAATAATCCATTAAACAACGATCTAACTTCATTTACTTTAGGTGAAGTTATTGATCATGCAAACAGTATTGTTGACAATGTTGATACCATGGTGGGATTATTTCCTGGAGAAAGTAATTTAAGGGACTTGGGAGATTTAACTGCTTTTGGAACTAGATTTGTCCAGCATAGTGGCCCTTTAAACTTGGCCTTGTATGCATTAGGATCTAAAGATTTTAATGTTGTGAGTGCGTTAGAAAAAGCCAGGAATGATTATGGTCGATTTAAAACTGCATTCCTTGTTTTGGCTTCTGAGATAGGAGTGCAGACAGAACCAAAGCAATTAGTGGACATAATTTTATCAGAATTGAACAAAGATAAGCCTAAAACTGATTCATATTTTTTAAGTGACATGTTTGCTTATACTGCTAATAAAAGATTTGAGTATAAAGTTTTAGATGAAAGAACAAAGATTTATCCTTTAAATTCTTCTTTTAGTTTAGATGAATTATCTAACAAAGCAGTCTTAATTTATAAAAATAATGTGCAACTTGTGCATGGGAAAGATTATCAATTTAATAATAGTTTTTTTACTATATTGTCCGATTTACAAGAAGATGATTTGTTAGAAGTTTACGAATACGAAACTACCGATGGAAGTTTTTGCCCTCCTACGCCCACTAAGTTAGGCATTTACCCTGCTTTTGAGCCTAAGGTTTATATAGATGATACCTATCTTACACCTACTACAGTTATTCAAGGACATGATGGTAGTATTACTATAGGGTTCAATGATTATAGAGACCAAGTTCTGTTAGAGTTAGAGAAAAGAATCTTTAATAATATTAAAATAAAATATGATCCAAGCATTTTTGATATATTCGATTATATTCCAGGACATAATAGACAACTATCATATTCTAAAGAAGAGCAAGAAAAAATCCTAAGTCAATACTTCTTTCAATGGTCTAATTTTATACAGAATGATTATACAAAGCAAAACAATGATTTGTGGGATTATTTAAATCCGTGGACATACAACTATAGAGGATTTAGTCTTCCTGATAATACTACACTTCCTGCTTTTTGGAGGGGCATATATAAATGGATTTTAGACACTGATCGTCCGCATACTCATCCTTGGGAATGTTTAGGTTTTAGTATTGAGCCAAGATGGTGGACAGAAGTGTATGGTCCTGCGCCCTACACCAGCGATAATTATTTCTTATGGGACGATATTAGGGATGGTATAATTAGAGAGCCAGGAAAGTCAGTAAAGATAGTTCCAAAATATGCTAAATCAATTTTAAATTTTGGAAAGCCCGTAAATAGTAATGGTCAGTTGATTAACCCTATCGCAGCAGGTTATGTAAAAGGTTTAATTAATCCTACTCAAAGCGGATATTATACTTTTGGAGATCAAGGGCCTGTTGAAACTGCTTGGAGAAGAAGTAGTTATTATCCTTTTTCATTACTACAGTCTGCAATATTAATGGAGCCTGCCAAAGTTATTTCTTTATGTTATGATAGAAGCAGGATAGTTAGAAATCGTAATGATCAGTTAGTTTATTCTGATACAAGTTTAAGATTAAGATTACAAGATATTGTTTTTCCTAGCATAGTCTCTGACAATGAAAGACTGTATAGTTCAGGTTTAATTAACTATATTGTTAATAATTTTAGCATAGAATTGTCTCAGCCCATTAATAAATTTCGAAATGAATTGTCAAGCCTAACAAATAAAATTTCATCTAGGTTGGGTGGGTTTACAAGCAAAGAAAAGTTAAAGATTATTTTAGACAGTAAAAATCCAAGTAGTACCACTGGAATTTTTGTTCCGGATGAGAATTATAAAATTTTTCTTAATAAAGGAAGCCCAATACAGGAGTTAATTTACAGCGGTATTGTATTAACAAAGTACAATGATGGTTATGAAGTGAGGGGATACAATAAGGATCAACCTTACTTTAAGTATTATAATTATACCAGTCCCGGAAAAGAAATTAATATCGGCGGAATTTCCGAAAGTTTTATAAATTGGGATTCCGGCCAGCGTTACATCTCCGGCCAAATTGTAAATTATAATAATGTATATTATAGGGTGAAAATCAGCCATACTTCATCTGAAAATTTTGATTCTAGTTTTTATACAAAACTTAATAAACTTCCTTTAATCGGTGGAAGAGATATTTTTATAAGAAAAGATTTTGATGATAGAACCGAATACACTGTAAGTTATGGAACTAAATTTTATACTATTCAAGAAGTAGTAGACTTTATACTTGGATATGGAAAGTATTTAGAAAATCAAGGATTTATTTTTGATGATTATAACACTAACCTAAAGGCAGTGGAAAATTGGGAAACCAGTGCTAAAGAGTTTACCTTCTGGACTACTCAAAACTGGACAGAGGGCAGTGCATTAAGTGTAAGCCCTGCTGCTAATAATCTAAATTTTAAGGCTGCTGCTGCTGTTATTGATAATATTAATGATGGTTTTTATGGATATAAAGTTTTTAGAGTAGACGGAGAACTTCTGTCTGATAGTTTTACTTCGACATTTAGAGAAGATAATGCCTTTAATTTAAAACCGAAAAATACTAATCATGGAATATATGGAGCAGTATTACGCCTTGTGCAAAAAGAACATGTGCTACTACTTGATAATACAACCTTATTCAATGATGTAATTTATGACATAGAACCAGGTTATAAACAAGATAAGGTAAAAATACAAGGGTATTTGACAACTAATTGGAACGGAGCCCTTAATATTCCTGGTTTCATTTATGATGAAGCACGAGTAGTAGACTGGGAACCATGGACAGATTATAACTTAGGTGATATAGTTTTTTATAAAGACTTTTATTATACAGCATCGAAGTTTCTTCCGGGAACAGAGTTGCTTAATGAGGAAGATTGGTTTATATTAGACGAAAAGCCTGAAAGTAAGTTATTACCTAATTGGGACTATAAGGCCGAGCAGTTTACAGATTATTATGATTTAGACAGTGATAATTTTGATATAGAACAACAAAGGTTAGCACAACATCTGATCGGATATCAAAAACGTCAATACCTAGAAAATATTATAAATGATGATATCAGTCAATATAAGTTTTATCAAGGCATGATATCGGAAAAAGGAACACAAAATGTTCTTAATAAATTATTTGATGTATTAAGTTCTGATAATCAAGAAAGTTTAACCTTTAGTGAAGAATGGGCAATTAGGGTCGGAACTTATGGTGCGAGCGCAATTTTCGATGAAATTGAATTTAACCTAAATGAAGGCAAAATTAAGTTAAATCCTCAACCAATAGAATTAACTGAAGAAATAAACTATGATCCTGATTTTACTTATAGAATTAAAACATCAGATATAGTAATAAAACCGATTGGATATACACATAATATTTGGCCCACAGGCAATGAACCTCAGTTTTTGAGAACTCCAGGCTATGTACGATATACTGATGTGTTAGCCAATGTTGATACTTTAGATGAAATATTAACTAGAGATATTTCTACATTTAGTGAAGGCGACTATGTTTGGGCTGCATTTTTATCTCCTCCTAAATTATGGACAGTGTATAGATTCACTAAAACTAACATAAGATTAGAATTAATAGAATATAAGAATGGAAGTCTAATTCTTACAGCAGATTCGATTCCTGAATTATCAATCGGAGAAATAGTAGGTTTAGATAATATTAGTTTAATTAAAGGTTTTTACAAGATAGTAGATATTATCGGTAGAAAAATTTATATTACAACCAAGATAGATAAATGGGAAAAAGATCTTAATAGTGATAGTAGTATTTGTTTAGTTTATAAGTTTATTGAATCAAGAGTTGATACAGTAGATAATCTTAATTCATTTATACCTAATTATATTAAGAAAAATGAGTTATTATGGGTCGACAATGATGGAACTAATAAGCATACTGTATACGAGCACAGTAAGGTATATACCCGAAGTTATGTGTCGACTTTAAATTTAAAAGAAAATAACCTGTTATTTGGAAAGTCTACTTCAACAAGCAAAGACGGTTTAACTGCTGTTATATCTGATGAAAAGCAAGTCACAGTATTCTACAGAGGAATAGATTCGTCGTCTTGGAAGCAGCAGCACACTATATCAAGTTTCAGTGTGAATAAATTAACATTTGCAGACAAGGTATGTTTAAGCGATGATGCATCTTGGTTAGCAATTACAGAAACTTTATCAACATTGGCCGAAAAGGTACATTTCTTTAAGAAAAATGCTGTATTAGGCGAATATTTGTTTTATCAAACAATAAGCAGTCCCTTAGTTACCGGAAAGAATTTTGGCAGAGTAATGACAATTCTTAAAGAAGATGGAGAGTATATTGCTGCTTTTGGTATTCCTTTAGATAATAAAGTTTTGATTTATTCTATAACAGATGAAAATAATGCTTTATGGAATTTAGCACAAGATATAACTTCTCCTAGTTCGTCATCCACGGCCAAGTTTGGTATTAGTCTTGACTTAGCCCAAGGAGCCTTGTTAGTAGGATCTCCAGGAGTAAGCACTGCTTATCTATATACTAAAGTTAGCAGTGGATACGACCTTGATGAAACAATTACAGACTCCGGATATCCACAGAATAATATTAATTTAGGTTACAGTGTGGCCTTAAGATATGATGCTAAAGTAATTGCTTTAGGAGCACCTGAGGATGATACTTTGTCAGTTAATAGCGGACGGGTTGACATATTTGAAAAAGGTCTTGGCAATTTTTATAGTTTAAAGCAATCTATAAAAAGTCACTACAAGAAATCGTACGAAAAATTTGGTCATCAAGTTTTCTTTATGGGAGCAGATGCCGATACACTTGTAGTACTTTCAGTTAATGGAAATGTTAATAATTACAGCGTCTTTGATAATGATACAACAACTTTTGATAATAATTCATTAAAATTTAATGACATAAAGTTTAGTTCAGGAAGAATAGATATCTATGACAAATATAATGAAAATTATATATTTGGTGAAAGTTTAATAACAGATAGCGGTACAGACTTAACTGATGATTATGCTTACAGTGTATCTGTAGGAAATAATGTTGTATTGGCAAGTAGTATCAGGGAAGATTTATCGAGTTTTATTAATCTTGGACAAGTCTTTAATTATACTAAGAGTGTGGGATCTTTTAGTTGGACTAAGAAATATCAGCAGAGCGAAAAAGTTTTTGCAAGTAAATTCAAGCGGGCCTATTTGTACGATACTGATTTTAACCAGTTATTAAAGTATTTAGATATTGTTGATGTTGGCCAAGGTAAGATTCCCGGAATAGCAGATCAGGAAATAAGATATAAAACTTATTACGACCCTGCCTTTTATGATATAGGAACGATAAATCAAAATGTAGATGAGGGCCAGTCTTGGAATAAACAACACGTTGGTATGTTATGGTGGGACTTAACTCGTGCAAAATTTATTGAAAATAATTTAGGCAATAATGTTTATAGGTCAACGAATTGGAATAAGTTGTATGAAACTGCAAGTGTTGATGTCTATGAATGGATAGAGTCAAAATTCAAGCCTTCGGAATGGGACAGCCTTAGTGGCACAGAAAAAGGCGATGCCTTAGGTATTAGCGGAACTTCGAAATATGGAAATGCTGTTTATAGCCTACGAAAAACCTATGATAATGTAAGCCAGTCCTTTAAAAATTTATATTATTACTGGGTTAAGAATCCGACTATTATTCCTAATGTAGCAGATAGGAAATTAAGTGCCAATGATGTTTCTAAACTAATATCGGATCCTACTGCCCAAGGTTATAGTTGTTTAGGTTTTACCGGCTCTAATAGTTTTATACTTGTGAATTTAGTAAGATTTTTAAAGGGAGACAAAACTAATCTTAATATTGAATATTGGACAGTTGAAGATCACTTGACAAAATCTAATAAACATAGTCAATGGAAATTATTAAGCAATCATGAAAAAACTATTATTCCTGTTGAAATTGAAACTAAATGGTTTGACAGTTTATTAGGTAAAGACAATAACGATAGAGTAGTCCCCAATGTTAAATTACCTATTAAAAAGCGATATGGTATTAATAATCGTCCTCGACAAGGTATGTTTGTTAATAGGCTTGAGGCTTTAAAGCAGTTTATTGAGCACACTAATAGCATTTTATTAAAGCGTTTAATTGTAGATGATTATGACATTTCAGATTTATTTTTAAAAGATCCTGAGCCAAGTGCTTCAACTGGACTATGGGATTATACAGTTGAGACCGATGACGAAATTAGGTTTGTTGATACCTCATTGGTTACACAGGCAAAATTTTCTCCTGTAATAGAAGATGGTAGAATAGTTGATGTTAATATTGTAAATTCTGGATATGGTTATAAGAATAGACCTTATTTGTCGATTAGTGGAAAAGGTAAGGATGCCCTTATAAGGACAAAAATAAATGCAGCGGGCCAAGTTATAAGCGTAGAAATTTTAAATCAAGGGCAGGGTTATCTTAGTGATACACAGATTACTTCGAGATCATTTAGCGTTTTAGTAAAGTATGATTCTGCAATTTTTGGTGTTTGGAGTATTAAAGAGTATAATAGTTTAGATAATAAATTTTATAAAATAAAAAGCCAAGGGTATGATACTACAAAATATTGGAAATATGTGGACTGGTATGGTGTAGGGTATAATCAGTTTACTAAGATTGACCATTTAGTAGAAAATACTTACAAGTTAGCAACACTATCGGCTAATATTGGACAGATAGTAAAAGTTGAAAATGTAGGCGCGGGTGGCTGGCTATTGTTGTATAAAAAGAATAATCTTAGCACATTGGACTACACAGAAAACTTTGATGTGATAGGTAGGAAAAATGGCACTATTCAGTTTTTAAACAACATTTACGACTTTTCGGTGGACATTATTGGTTATGATAGTAATCTGTATGACAGCCAATATTATGATAATTTGCCTGTTAAAGAACTAAGAATTATTTTAAATGTACTTAAAAATCAAATTCTAGTTGATGAATTATATGTTGAATATTTAAATCTATTCTTCAACTCTTTAAGATACATTTTATATGAACAGCCATTTGTTGACTGGGTATCTAAAACAAGCTTTGTCAAAAGTAAACATAATTTAGGTGAATTAAAACAAAAAGTAACTTATAAAAATGATAGTTTAGAAAACTTTGAAGATTATATTAAAGAAGTTAAACCTTATAGAACTAAGATAAGAGAATATATAAGTTCTTATAATAGACTTGAACAAAGTTCTTTAACGGTAACTGATTTTGATATTCCTCCTTATATTGATGAATACGGCAATATTAAAACTTTAGAATTTAATATTAATGATGATTCAACGGATAATCCTAATTTATCGACTTACCCGTGGAAGCATTATAAGGATAATGTAGGATTTAAGATATTAGATATTAAAATTATCGACGGAGGTTCAGGATATATTGCCAATCCAATTGTTAAAGTAATTGGTAATTGTAAAGTTCCTGCTAGAGTTTTGGCTTATACAACTCTTGGAAAAGTCAATAGATTACAAATCTTGAATCCAGGCTCGGGATATTTAACATGTCCTAAGATTATTATAGACGGAGGGTTGGATGTTTCCGGAGTTCAGGCTAAGGTAATGGCGGTAATCGAATCCGAGGTTGTAAGGGCTAATAAGATTACAATGAAGTTTGATAGAACAAGTCGTTCTAATAATTTTGCTGATATCGATATGCAAGAAACCTTGTCAGGCACCGGAAGTCAGTTACAGTTCGTCCTTCGTTACGCAGCCAGAACTGATAGAAATACCTATTCGGTTACAGTTAATGGTTTAGATATTCTTAAAGATGATTACGTTATCACTGTAAAAGAGTCTACATCAAGAGGTTATACAAGTTATTACGGTGTACTAACATTTGAAACTGCTCCTGTCAGAAATGCTGTAATTGTGGTTGATTATAAGGTTGGTTTTCAGCACTTAAATGCTTTGGATAGAATCACACATTATTATGGTCCTAGCCAAGGAATGATAGGCAATGATTTTGCACAGTTGATGTCTGGGATAGATTATGGCGGTGTTGATATTCAAGGTTTAGTTAATTTTGTTGGCACTGGAGGGTGGGATAGCGACAATTGGGGAGATGGTATCTGGGGAGAAGAAAATGATAATTTTGAAGATCAAATTTTCGAAATTGATGAATCTAGTTCTTACGGACCATTTAGATTTAATTATATACCTGCACTTGGTCAACAAATTAATGTTTATTTAAAACGTCCAGTACTTGGAGAGGTTAATGAATACGTTGAAACTAGATTAGATGATCCTAATTTTGGAACCTTGTCGCCACTAACAAATCTTAGCGCAGTTATGCAGACAATTGTAGGTGATGGCACAACTTCTGAGTATATGTTACCTAATTTAACTGATACTCCTCCTTTAGATTTAGAACCTAATGATATAATTATTTTTAGGAAAATTACAAGTGATGGAAGTATTAGTCCTAAGCCTCAGGATTTCGATACACAATTGCAAGGTGGAAATTTAGCCTACACTACTGCTACAGGTTTAAGCCCTTCAGATATAAATGTCGATGGCGATGGACTAGTAACACCTTTAACCAGTTATGCTCCTGAAGAAATAGTTCCAGGGCAAGTTGTGGATGCTGTAGGTATTAAGGTTTTCCAATTGCCGTCTAGTGCTAGTACCAAGATAATGTTTAAGAATTTTATTGGAGATGGAGTCAGTCGTAATTTTGCAATACAACAAATTCCACAAAATGCCAGCGGAGTTATTGTTAAAGTTGCCTCTCAAGTTAAAAAACGAAATGTTGATTACACTTTTGAATGGCATACCAGAAGTGTTCATTTTACGTCTGCACCGCCTTTAGGGTCTGTGATAAGTGTTATTAGCATTGGATATACATCAGACAAAATTCTTGATTTGGATTACTTTGTTGCAGATGGATCTACTGTTGAGTTCATTACATCTGCTGTATTCACAGAGAATTTAGGACACATTGTACTAGTTGACGGTGAACTTTTTGATTATGAAGTGTTTGAAACAGATTCTGAATATTCAGCTATCTATCGGGTCGGAATAAGATTTGGAATAGCTCCTCCTGTTGATAGCATAATAAGTTATATTATCACCGATGATCAGAATTTTAGTGCGTCTGTGGTTAAGTCCGAACAAATTCCAACCGACGGAAGTACTTCTCAGTTTGCATTAACAAACACAATTGGCATCAAAGATCCGTTAGCATCTAATGTTTTAGTTATTAAAAACGGACAGATATTAAATCCTTCTTTAAATGAATATTTTACTTTGTCAAACAATATCTTAACTTATACTATGAGTAAGTATGAACAAGTTCCAGGAACTATCGATCCTAGTAAAATTGAAGTTTTTCTGAATGGTGAAATATTACAGATAGGCATTGATTACACACTTGATTTAACTGGTTTTAGTGTAATTTTAAATTCAACTGCCTATGTGAATGACGGTATTTTAATTGTGTCTAATTTAATTGACTCTCAATACAAGATTGAAAATTCAAGTTCTAGCACTAGCATTATTTTTAGTTCTACTCCTTTATCCACAGATTATATTGAAATTATAAGTTTTTACAATCACGATATTTTGGACATTGCTAGGACGCAAGAATCTATAAGCACTAGTTCAGCTCTCCAGCCAGATACTCCAGATTACTATAGATATAGAAATTTACAAGGAGGAAAGTTTAAACTCTTTAAACAAGTAAGGATAGATGATTTTGTTTGGATTATTAAAAATAATGTGTTATTAAGTCATAGTATAGATTATTATTTAGACAGTGATTTAGAGCAGATAATTTTGGCTAATCCGTTAATAAGTACAGATATTTTAGATGTTATTATCTTTAGTTCGGGAGAGACAACTCAAGGATATGGTTTCATGCAGTTTAAAGATATGCTAAACCGTGTTCATTATAAGCGTTTAAATAAAACAAAAACTACACGTTTATCACAGAATTTAAATCAGTTTGATTTAGAAATTCATGTGTACGATGCCAGTAATTTGGATCTACCAGATGTTTCTTTAACACTGCCAGGGATTATAGAAATTAATGGAGAGCGTATTGAGTATTTTGAAAAATCAGGAAATGTTTTAAGCAAATTGCGTAGAGGGACTTTAGGAACAGGTGTTCCTTTAGTTCATAAACAAGATACAATGGTAGTATGCCTTGGATCATCGGAGACTATACCATATTCAGATGTTCAGAAGATTGTAAGAGATGTTTCGAATACGGTAAGGAATTCCATTAGTGTGACTGATTTTCATCTTGATAAAGATCAAATAGAAGTGTTTGTGGGAGGTCAGCGCCTAAGAAAATCTAATTATTCGTTGTTTAAATATACAAATAATTACCCTTACAGCCCAGAAGGCGACGAAATAGTAGTGGCAGATTTTAGTGTTTCAGGAACTACTATTAATTTTGTCACTTCTGTTCCTGAGAACGTTGAAGTTTTAGTAATTAAGCGTACATTGTCATTGTGGGAAGATTCGGAAACTGCGACTATACAGGAATCTAGCACTGCACCTGCTAAATTCATAGTAAAAGCATTACCATTTTACCCAGAATATCCCAAATAATAAATATTACAGTGAGAAAAAGACATGCAAGGAAAAGATCTAACAGGTTTACATATTGAAGGACACATCAAAATTTTTGACCCAGAATCTGGTGATGTCTATATTAATAAAAGAAATGCTATTCATTATGAGAATATGAGTATAGCGTTGGCTGAAAGTATAGCCAACGCTGGACAAGGTTTTATATACAAACTGTCCTTTGGTAACGGAGGAACCACTGTAGATCCTACCGGGATAATAACGTATCTTACGCCTAATAGTACAGGAACTAATGCCAGTCTGTATAATAAAACTTATAGTAAGGTAGTGGATGATAGAGCAGTTGTAAACAATGACCCAATAAGAAATAAAATTGAAACACGTCACGTTACAGGAAGAAACTACACAGATGTATTTGTTACCTGCTTATTAGATTATGGTGAGCCTTCAGATCAGGAAGCCTTTGACAATACAAGTAATAATAGTGGAACCTATGTGTTTGATGAACTAGGATTAGAGAGTTACGACCCAGACGGAGACGGAAAACTTCTAACCCATGTTATATTTCATCCTGTTCAAAAAAGTTTAAATCGATTGATACAAATTGATTATACAGTAAGGATACAAAGTTTAACAGGATTGACAGAGGGATAACATGCCATATACCATACCATTTACTAACCCATTAAATCCGAGAGGCAGTAGTCTAACTATCCCCGATGGGTACTTCAATGATAGTACTAGTCTTAAGTTATTAGGTAAAAATTATCCTGGGTACGGTTCTGCTATAGCAGAAAATTTTTTACACCTACTTGAAAACTTTGCCAGTCCGACCCAACCTTTAACAGGTAAATCAGTGGTTGGTCAGTTATGGTATGATACTGGTAGCACACAGTTAAAGGTTTTTGATGGACAAAATTATGTGGCTGCTGGAAGTGTAATCAAATCCTACACTCAGCCAGTTAATAAAGTTATTGGAGATGTTTGGATTGACTTGACAAACAAGCAATTGTACTTTTGGTCTGGAGCAACATGGATTTTAGTAGGCCCACAGTTTAGCGAAGGACTTAATAGTGGCCCTGTCATTCAGCAAGTAGTAGACACAAATAATGTTAATAGAACAATTATTAGGTTGGTGGTTGATGGAGAATCGGTCCTTATACTTAGTAAAGATAAGTTTATCCCTAAATTGACTATAGAAGGTTTTACAGAAATTAATCCTGGTGCAAATATAAGTTCAAAAGTGTTTGTTTCCAGTACAACGAATAAATTATGGGGTACAGCAGAAAAAGCCAGTGCTCTTGTTGTTGGTAATAATACTGTTGACAGTTCTAAGTTTTTAAGATCCGATACTTCAAGTTACACAGATTTTGGGTTAGCCATTAGAAATGATGCCGGGTTAACTATCGGTAGTAATAATAGTTCATCATTAACAACCACAACAACTGGTGGCCTTGTAATCTATAATAATACTGATGGATCAAGTATTACTTTTAAAACATTTTCAAGTCCTAACGCAAACGATGTTTTAACTTTAAAAGGTAATACAGTTGGAGTCAATAATGTTGCACCGACTGAAACTTTAGATGTAATTGGAACTATAAAGTCTACAGGAGATTTAAAAGTTGCATCATCTACTGATGTAGCATCTAATGTTAGTGTAACTAATTTATCAGGAAGCATTACTTCTCAAGGAGGAGCAAGCGTAGCCAAAAAACTTTTTGTTGGATCTACTGCAACGTTTAATGATACAGTCAATTCAAAATCTATAATACCATCTACAACTGCTACATTTAATTTAGGTGATACAAATAAATCATTTAATAGGGTTTACGCTGATGTGGTAGGAAATCAAGCAGGTACGACTCAGTTTATTGGAAATTTTACAGGTGTTTATACTGGAAGTATAAGTGGATCGGCTACACAGTTAGCCAGTCAAACTACGTTTACTATTACAGGTGATGTAAAAACAACTACTGGAGGTTCAGTTCAATTTGACGGTGCTACAGGTGGTACTAATAAGGTATTTACAGTAGAGATCGATCCAGAGTTTTTATATAATAAATCAGAGATTACCGGATTAACTCAGCAACCCGATGATTTATTTTTAGTTTATCAGTCTAATACGTTAAAGAAAACTACTCGTACACAATTATTTTCTCAAGTTGCAACGGTTCCCATAGGGTCGATAATAACATTTGCAGGAAGTAATGCTCCTTCTGGGTATTTGTTATGTGATGGTGCAGAAATTTTACGTTCAGATTATCCTGAGTTGTTTTCTATAATTGGAAATACTTATGTAAACGGACCACTTCAAGGAGCAGGAACATTTAAGTTACCAGACTTGCGAGGAAGATTTGCATTAGGTCGAGATACTATGAATAATGGTATTGAAGTTCCGCAGGCAGCAACACAAATTTCAAACTTAACAGGAGTTATAAGTTCGACTGCAACTACAACATTTATCACGGGAATGAACACAACAGTTGGTTTAATTGTTGGAATGAGATTGTTTAGAGTTTCAGGAACAGGAGCGTTTGGAGGGATAACAACAATTACTGCAATCAATTCTGCTACCCAGATAACGATTACTACATCTTCTGCAAACACTGTAGGCAGTGTTAATTTTAATGCAGTTTCGGTGACTGCTTTTGTTCCAACTGTAGGATCATCTGCGAATAGGATTACATCTGCTACAGGAGACACAGTAGGAGGCGAAGGCGGAACAGAAGCCAAAATATTAGACATAACTAATTTGCCAAATCACAGTCATGATTTACAGTCTCCTAATAACACACAATTCGCTGCTGTAATAAATCCGTCTACTGCTGTGTCAGGTGGTCAAAGTGGTGTGCTTTACAGTCAAAATGTGCCTCCTTTCACAAGTACTGGTGCGCTTTTAACAGATTCTGGCGGTGTAGTTTCAGCAAGTCTTAATCAGCCTCTCAATGTTATGAATCCATATTTGACAATTAATTATATTATTTTTACTGGAAGATTTTAATAATGACTTATAAAATTAACAAAACTGATGGTTCTTTACTTGCTGAAGTTATCGATAGTACCATTGATCAAACAGCCACCGATATTACACTGATAGGTAAGAATACATCTAATTTTGGTGAATTTTTAAATGAAAATTTTGTACATATTTTAGAAAATTTTGCTTCTACTAGTTCTCCTAATCGTCCAATTACTGGACAATTATGGTTTGACACAAACGAATTAAGATTAAAAGTATATAATGGACAGCAATGGAAGCAAGGCAGTGGTCCTATTGTGTCTGGTACTGCTCCTCTTACTTCAAGTCTAACACAGGGAGATTTCTGGATTGATAGCGCAGAAAATCAATTGTATTTCTATGACGGTGAAGAAGGGTTAAAATTAGCCGGCCCAATTTATAAGCAAAGCCAGGGAGTAAGTGGATTCGAAGTTAAGACGATTCGAGATGCTGATAATATAGAACGAGTAATATTGGTATTGTGGTTAGGAGGTACAGTTTTAGGAATTTTTAGTAAGAATACAGTCAATTTTGAAATTCCTAACGGAATTTTTAGCACAGGAGTTGTTAATAATCCTATCAAGCCTGGCTTTAATGTTTGCAATGTTCCAACTACTGGAACAAATGTTTTAAAGTTTAATGTAACTGCTTCTAATGCAGATACAATTAATGTTGCTACGGGAATGGCTGTAGGAGGCTCGTCTTTTTTAAGAAATGATATTGATAATAGTGCTGTAGGACCTATACGAATCGCGAGTGAAACGCCATTGTACCTAGGACTTGCTGGTCAGGTGAAAATAAATGTTACAAATGCAGGATTAATAATAGCAGATAATGGTGCTGTTAATAAGCGTGTAGGGATATTTAATAATGCACCGCAATATAGTTTAGATGTAACAGGAACCTTCAGGGCTAGTTCTAAAATAAAATTGCCAGTTTATACAACTGTAGAAAGAGATGCTAGAACAGATCAAGAAAATGGCGAAATAATTTATAATTCTACATCGAACAAAGTAGAAGCATATGCTAACGGTTCTTGGGTTCCTTTGCATTAATAATAAATACATAGAATAAGGGGTTAGAGTAATGCCATACAGCATTGACAGATATAATGGAACACAACTAACCGTAGTTGAAGATGGTACTATTGATAGTACGTTGGACATCAAGCTAATTGGTAAGAATTATGCTGGCTATGGTGAGGCACAAAATGAAAATTTCGTACATTTACTAGAAAATTTTAGTAATCCTACTGCTCCGCCTAGGCCGCTAAGTGGGCAACTTTGGTATAATAGTAGTTCAAAACGACTATCTTATTACAATGGAACAGCATGGAAGATAGCAGGCGGTGCAGAAGTTAAGTCATCTCCACCTTCTAATCTCGCTAAAGGTGATTTTTGGTTAAAAGAAAGCACCAATCAGGTGTATGTTCATAACGGAGTTGACTATACACTTGTGGGCCCTGATGCCGTGGAAGGATCTGGAATTACACAATTTAGATCTAGGTCTGTTTTAGATACATTAGGAGGTAATCACCCAATAATCGAGTGTGTTATCAATGATGAAACAGTTTATATCATAAGCAGAACAGAGTTTACAATTGCTTCTGGACAAATAGCAAGTGGCGGCTTTACTAAGATTAAAGAAGGACTAACCTTAGCTTACACTACAGAAACAACAACTTCGGCATCTAATTATGGATGTACCGATATAAACATTGCAGATAGCGAGCCAAAGTTTAGCTTTTGGGGGACTGCTAGCAATAGTTTAAGGTTAAATGGCAAAAAAGATATTGACTTTATTAGCGCCATTAATCCGATCTTTACTGGTGTTGTACGTTTTTATGACCCAGGATTTACAGTAGGCAATGATAACGACTTAGCAGTTTTTGTTCAAGATGGAACTATACCAGTTATTAAAAATAGTTTAAGCTCTTTAATACGTTTTCAAACCTATTCAGGAACAAATAAATTTCCTTTAGAGATTGATGGATCGAATTTATTGCCAGGGTATGACCCAGCAGGAAGCCCGACTACTGGCGTAAATGACATTGGTTCTGTAAGTAGAAAATTTAATATTGTTTATGCAAATAGTTTTAGTGGAAATTCGGAAGGTGCTAATACCTTACTTGTAAACACTACCTATAGATCTGCCTCTGTATCATCTGCGGCCAACACTATAGTTGCTAGAGATTCTAATGGAGATGTTTTTGGTGGTGTATTTAATGGCGTAGCAACAAGTGCTCGTTATGCTGACTTAGCAGAAAAATACTTACCTGATGCTGACTATGATATCGGCACAGTTTTAGTTGTAGGTGGAGAGCAAGAAGTTACTGCCAGTAAGATTGGTCAGCGTGCTATCGGAGTAGTTAGTAGTCATCCTGCATATATAATGAATAGTGATTTAGAGAATGGAATACTTGTAGCTTTAAAGGGTCGTGTTCCATGTAAAGTTTTAGGACCGGTAAAGAAAGGTGACAGACTAGTTGCAGGAAATAATGGCGTAGCAACTGTAAGTATGACAAGTTCTTCTGATGTCTTTGGAATAGCCTTGGCAAGTTCTGACGATCATGCAGAAAAAATAGTCGAAGTAGTAATATTATAAGGGCAAGCAATGGGGTTCGGCGTAGGGCAATTAGTTGAAGATGTAGATTATACAACCGTATACAACAAAATACTTGCAGTTTACGGCAGAAATGACACCGGTTATGGGCAAGTTATGACATCAAACCCTGTGGCAAATAATGCTTTAATATTAGCTGCGCATTGGGATGAACTAAGAACTTACGTAGTTAATTCTAGAATTCATCAAGTAGGAACTGCTAGCTTAACAGACGTTGCACCAACAAATACTATTCAGTATAGTCATTTAAGTAGTTATAACACAATGGCAGATAACTGTGTAGCAGATAACAGAGTTATCGCAAGTGGACAGTTTACTCCTGATGAGTCTAAGTCCTCTGGAAGTAGAACATCGGCCTGGGGACAACAAAGTGCAAATAACCATGTTCTCACTGCTACCTGCACTGTAACCGGTGCAGATATGAACGGTGATGGGGCCCGTCGAGGATTAAGATACTTTTTTAATGCTGGTGGAAAAATTAAAATTAATTGTGAATTATCAGGGTTTACCACAGCATCTGATCCTGCCGGACAAGGTAAAGGACAAAAATGGTCTGACGCTTTTAGTAGTGCCGGAACTATTGTAATGGATTACACTCAAACTACAGCTAGTTCAGGAACAGGAAGCAGCGTTGGTGGGCTAGATTTGTCTACTTCGGATCAGCAAATTTATACCAAATCTTTAACTGGTGTAGTTTATTCAGAGAATTATTTTAGAATATGGGCTCGTTATTCTGATGCCTCAGAAACAGCAATTATTTTTACAATTAAATTTTACGATTTAGATACTGGTGATCAGCGTCCTGGTGTTTTTCCAGGACCTGCTGTGGATGAAGCAGTTGATGGTACGCTGACTGTGGCTTTTAAGCAAGACAGACCATCTGGGAGTTATGTGTCTGTAACTTCACCTAGCTATAGTAGCATTAGTTTTAGCGCGGGAACTTCATAATTAAATAATGAGTCTTGGACAATATCAAGTAACAGAAGATGTAGATTACACTACAGTTTATGACAAGATTGCGGTTGTATACGGACGCAATGATAATGGTTACGGCCAAACAATGGCTAATAATCCAGCAGTAGATCCAGCAACAACTAACCCAGTTATTACAGCTACACAATGGGATACTTTAAGAGTATATATAACTAACACAAGAATTCATCAAGCTGGTAGTGCTAGTTTAATAGATGTAAGCTCAGGAGATGTTATAACCTACACTCAACTGAGCGGTTATAATACACTAGCAGATACTTGCACTACAGATAATAGGATAATAGCAGCTGGTCAGTTTACCCCAGATGAAGCCAAGGCCTCGGCAACTAGGCAAAGTAGTGTTAGCGGAACATGGGGACAACAAAGTGCAAGTAATCATGTTCTTACTGCTACCTGTACTGTTACAGGTGCTAACATGAATGGTGACGGAAGTCGCAGGGGTTTACGCTATTTTTTTAATGCTGGTGGAAAAATTAAGATTGCGTTAAGTTTAGCATCATTTACTGGAGGTGTTTCAGGAAAAGGGCAAATTTGGGCTGATTTATTCAGTGGTGCAGGCACAATTTATATGGACTATACTCAAACACTATGCACAGGATCAGGAACTACTTCAACTGTTGGTGGACTAGACCTAACCACAACAGACCAACAGATTTTTAGGAAAGATGTAAGCGGTGGAGTATATTCTGAGAATTATTTTATAATTTATGCTCGATTTACTGACGTTAATCAAACAGCTATCCTTTTTACAGTAAAATGTTATGACCTAGATGCAGTTATTATTGGCGGTGGAGCTGCACCTGCTCCAGGGTCCACACCAGGAACACCGTCAGGTAACACTATTGATGAAGCAGTTGATGGTAATTTAACCGTTTCGTTTGCACAAGATCGTCCATCTGGAAGTTATGTTAGTATAACAACTCCAACCTATAGTTCAGTCTCTATCAGTACAGGCACTTCATAAATAAACTTCTTGACTTTTTCTTTAGATAATTATAAAATACTCTTATAATTACGGAGATTTTATGGATTCTAAAATTGAAAAAGCTTTCGAAGCAGCCAGTTTAATGGCTACTTTTAACAGTCAAAAGCGTCTTTTAGAAGAAGAGTTTGCTCAAACATTATTGTATTATTATAAAGGCGGAACTTTTGTAGCCAGTGAACAAAGACTTTCATTTTTAAGTGCTTTAAAAAATGAGAAAGTTGAATCGATAGTTTTATTAGATGATAATAATGCACCGATAGCAGTTGAGAATATAAGTGAATTTTTTGATAATTTATTTTCTCATTATAAAGAAGCTACTAACCTTTTTTATTACAAGTATAAAAAGATTACATCTAGCAAAACTATAGAAAGTATTTTAAATGACTAAAGGTGTTTTGCTCTTTGCTCTTAATGGAGAGTTTAAGTATACTGATCTGGCTGAATTGACGGCTAAACGAATTAAGAAATTTTTAAAATTACCTGTTACTGTAGTTGTTAATAACAAATATAAAAATAAAGGTAAATTGTTCGATAAAATTATTAATATAAAGGATGATCAAGTTCAGTATCGTTTACTGAAAGACGGTGGTGATTCGTCGCAAAGAGTAAAATGGTTGAATTTTACAAGAGCAGACTGTTATGAGTTATCTCCATATGACGAAACTTTAGTTCTTGATGTTGATTATCTTATTAATTCTGACCATTTAAGCGTATGCTTTGATTTAGGTAAAGATTTTTTAATTTTTAAAGATAGTTTTGATTTATCTGATATAAGAAAATTAGATGAGTTTGATTATATAAATCCTTTCTCAGTGAAGTTTTATTGGGCCACAGTTTTTTACTTTAAGAAAACCGAGTTAAATAAGATCTTTTTTGAATTTACAAGATATGTAAAAGATAATTGGCACTACTATTGTAGTCTTTATCAGATAAAAGATAAAAAATTCCGTAATGATTTTGCTTTCAGCATTGCAATCCATTCAATTTTTAATCATGCGGTTTCAGATAGGTTTGGGTTTATACCAGGAAAGAAGTTTTACAGTATCGATAAGGATTTCTTAATTAAAGATGTTAAAGGAACATTAACCTTTCTTCTGTCAAACGAGTCAAATGATAAGTTGCAACCTGCATCGATAAGCAATACTGATGTGCATGTTATGAATAAATTTAGTATGTTAAGGGTTTATAATGAGTAAAGGCCATGTTATATTCGCTCAGAATTCAGATATAGATTATATTAGACAAGCATATGCACTAGCATTAAGTATTAAAAAATTTAATACAATAAATGAAGTTTGTTTAATAACAAATGACTCTGTTCCTATCGATTATATAAATGTTTTTGATCATATTGTTAAATTTCCCTGGGGGGACATGGCCGAAAAGTCCCAATGGAAAGTTGAAAACAGATGGAAAATAATTCATGCTACTCCATTTAAAGAGAATCTAGTATACGATTCAGATATGCTATTGTTAGAAAGCAATGACTACTTATGGCAATACTTGCAGTTTGAGGATGTGCAATTAACAAATAGAGTTTATAATTATAAAGGAGATAGGGTTCTTAAAACATTTAATCCTTATAGAAAAGTTTTCGATCAAAATAATCTTCCAGATGTGTATTGTGGGCTATTTTATTTTAAAAAGAACAAAAAAAGCTTTGAGTTTTTTCGATGGGTTGAGCTAATTATGAAAGATTATGAACGAATTTACAAAAAGTTTACCCCAAACGCGACGCAAAAATTCTGTAGTATGGATGTATCAGCAGCTATTGCATCAGACATAATGGGGTTGTGTGGAAATCAAGTTTTATCTTTTACACATATGAAACCTGGAGTTCAAGGGTGGAATGTAAATAATCTCGAAAGTTGGCAAAATTATGTTTTAAGTTATTTTAATTCCGAGTTAGAGTTGATGATAGGCAATTATCGACAGTCTGGACTATTCCATTACGTGGAAGATTCCTTTTTAACAAATACAGTAATTAAAAAATTAGAGGAAGCAAATGAGATATAGGACAATTGAGCTTCCTCCTTTAATTTTATCTCCTAATAACTTTTATCTATATTATAATGATGAAGGAGATATTTTAGCATTAACTAATGAGAAATTAGATGATGGTAATTTTATTGAGGTGTCTGAGAAATTTGTTATTGATTTTGTAGAAAGTAAAAAAGAAATCAAAAATTTCAAAGTAAAAATATCGGATCGCGTGAGGCTTGAACAAAAGAAGGTGCTAGTTCGAAATTCGTATGATGTTTTGGTTGTTAATCCTATACATGACCCCTCTAGTGTTAAATTACTTATAACTGTTACAGGTACTTGTTTACATTTAAAACTAAACAACTTTGAAGACTCTTTCATTGTAAACGAGTCAAAAGTATTTGTATTTTATGTAGCTAGTTGTAAAAATTTAAATTTTTTAAAATTTACATTTAAGGCCACGCTCAGAGAGTTATTAGATGGTATAGAAATTGTATATAATTTTGATATGAGTAACGAGGTTATTGTTACTCTTAATGAATTTGAAAGTTACGGGCTTGTATATGACAAAAAAGATTAAACTTATTAATTATGATCTAATTTTCCTTAGTTATGATGAGCCTAATAAAGAACGTAATTATGCTGATTTAAAGAAAAAATTTCCTTGGGCTAAACGAGTAGATGGCGTGCATGGCAGCGATAGTGCTCATAAGGCATGTGCAAGGCTGGCAGAAACTGAGCGTGTTACTATCATCGATGGCGATAACATTGTTAAACCTGAGCTCATGGATCAGGTTATAGAGCTGAACGATCATGCAGATTTGACAACATGTGTGTTATCTTATCCTGCTTATAATATTATTAATGGACTAGTTTATGGAAATGGCAGTATAAAGAATTGGGATACACAACTAATTCTTAATATGAAAACTCACGAAAATGCTGATACTGATAACGGAAGAACTCAAGTTGACTTTTGTTGGGAAATAAAATATCTGCAAATGAAAAATTGGATGAGTTATGTGCATAATAATGCTAATGCACGGCAAGCATGGCGAGCAGGATTTCGAGAAGGTGTTAAAATGTGCTTATTAGAAGGCACTAAACCTGTTCTAGAAAAACCATTTGATCAGCAAGTTCATTGGAAAAACTATCATAGATTAGTGACATGGATGAATGTTGGCAGCGATGTTGAAAATGGTTTATGGGCAATATATGGCGCACGGTTAGGCTGTTATATGACAATGCTTACAGAGTGGGATTACCTGAATGTAAGAACTTTTAGTTATCTTAATGAGTTATTTGAAAAAGTAGCACCAACTAATGACGACGATTTGTTAAAAGAGATTAACAGGTTAGGCAAGGAGTTAAAAGAAGAGTTAAAGATTTTAGTAGGTCCTCAAGTGTTGGATCTAGATCAAAGTAAATTTTTTAAAGCTCTTTACACTAACCCGCC